GTTGTCAAGGATGGGCTTGCAGCAGGAAATGATATAATGAAATCTCGGACCGTGACGAAAACAAAATAGAGCCTAAGTCGATATTCTTAAACACAAAATTTACAAAACAAGCAAAATGACCACCTACGAGGAATCTATTCATTCGGCACTCCTGGTACGTGGGCAAGATACGGTTGATGATGCATGTGAGCACCTGGCTAGGAGTATTTTTAAGATGAAAAACAGATACAGGGAACTTGAGGCGAAGAAGAACTCGCGGACAATGATCGTTCTGGACGAAGTCCCTACAGCTGTTAGAGAACAGAAGTACGCTGATAGGACGTGTCAGGCTCTCACTTTGAAGGGAAAGAAATGTGCATTCAAATCCGTAAACGGGTGTTACTGTAAAAAGCACAGTGTGAAAAAGAGTGAAAGTGTATTGGGTGTCAAACCCATCGTTAACATTTAGTATTATTTTGTTTGTGTATTATAAATGTTAGATCAGGATACATTAAAGCCGGTCATCATTTCTATGATCGTATACCTACTTCTCGCGAAGATGATACCCGAAACTATTAAAAAACCCACAGGCGTGACTTTTATAGACGAGATCAACATGATGCTCATTGCTCAGAAAGGATCGTTGACGTCTGGTGCATTACTCACTGGTATTGTTGTGTTTGTCACCGGTTACATTGAGCGTGAATTCTCGTAAAATATTCTTTCTGCAAACAAGCTCTCTCGTAAAACCATGATTACACGTACGTACATTATTTTCGTATGCGTGTTTCATGAACTCCAAGAGTTGTTCGAAATTTGGTTTTCCCCACTTCATACCCTTTTTGAATAGGAAATCATCTTGACTCAATTCCTGAAGTTCACAATCAATCGTATATGGTGTTACTATGTATTCTGGTGCACCGCCGTAATTAGTGATGATGACAGGTTTATCCCTGATAGCCGCTTCGATTGCACCCATCCCAACACCCTCTGAACTTGAAAAACTTACATAACAATCACTTCTCCAATGTATTTCGTCCATTTCATCATCTGAAATTAGACCATTGATCACCTCTACACGAGGGAATTGAATAGTGATGTCCTTGTTACACGTTGCTTTTACTAATAGACGTGTATTAGGTTCGTTTAATCGCACAAATGCCTGTAGGATATCTTTAAAATTTTTACGTGGATCCATAGCATTTCCTATGAAATAGAATGTATATGGTTTTGGTGTAGGTGGTGGGATGTGTGCGTGTATGATTTTGAAATCATTGTCTGGAAACTGTCTAGAAAAGACCCGTTTGCAAAATTCACTAGGTACCAGGACGGTTTTAAACTCATTCATAATCAATTGATAATCTTCGTGGACGGTTTCTGTCTCACATACTGTCATACAGGTCAGGTTTTTTATACGAGACTTGGCATATTCGACATATTTAATGTGTTGGGGAATTGGTAAAATGAAGATAAGACCATGATCATCTTCGGGTATTGTTGTTCCTATCTGGTAATACTCAGCTCGTGGTGTAAACACTTGTGTATATTTTTTTGCGTGTTGTCCAATCCCAGAGGCAAGTGTCGGTCCGATGAGTAACATTTACTTTAAAGATAATATTTCCTTTATATATATAACTATGAGTTCGCTTCGCCAGGAGATTGAAGATGAGATTACACGTGTCAGGCTTGATAAGACTAAACTTTACACACTGCTTGGTAAGATGTTAGATCAATGTGAACTAAGTGGTGGCGGTGGTTCGGGTGCTCCTGGTCCCGCTGGCCCTCCCGGCCCTCCCGGTCCCGCTGGTCCTCCAGGTCCTCCAGGTCCTAAGGGTGAAAAAGCTACAGGTTCCCCAGTAGCTGCTGCACCCAAGGCGGCTCCCAAGAAGGCTGCCCCCAAGAAGAAGGCGTTACCCGGTGTATAAATAAAATAAAAAACATAAATCACTAGTTAAATATGATCAAGATATCTAACTAGAAAAGTGTGGGGGGGTTAACCGTTTCACTAATTCAAATCTAACTCATCAGGTACTTCACCACAGTCGAAATCGTCACTCTCGAATATATCTACGACATCATCCAATATGTCTAGAAAAGATACAAGCTCTTCAAGAACGAGCCTTCGGTTATTACTTTTCCAGTTTGTATTGTCACGCCGTTTATGAATGACCGTTTTGATACGTTTATTTTGTTTAAGGATTTTATCGACATCTACCGATTTGGAATGTTTTCGTACACGTTTACGCTTATTAGCACTCGCTTCTGTGTACATGGTTACGGGTTTGATGCACGTATATGACATACTTGTTATATGTAATACACATGTATTCTTTATATTAATGACGATTAATACACCATGGAACCAAACGGTCTCATCATTTCATATCCCTCTACTTTCATTGCAGCAGCTTCCATAGCAACCTGTTGAGCTTTCATGGC